GCAGCTGTTCGACGATATCGATCTGCATAGCTTGTCCTTCCTTGATGGTTGACGAAGCGTCCGGTTCTCGGATCGCTTCGCAGACGGCCGCCTGGGGTCGGCCGTAAGCGAAACGGACTAGAACGGCAGCGGGATCGGATGGCCGGTTAGTATCAGAAAGAAACCGACGGCAGACGCGACGATCACCGGAATTGACGCAAACCCGGCGATCTCGACGAAATCACGGGCAGTCATGGCTTGTTCCCCCTTTCCAGCGGCAGCCGGGAGCGGCCGACGCGAAGCGGCAATATATCCGCGTGGTTATAGACCGGCAACACGCCCTGCAACGAACCTGAAAATAAATCTCGGCAATAATGTTGCGCGGTAACAGATGGTAACAGGACCGGTTCGTGAGCAATTCCAGCGTCTTGTCGTCCGATCTGTAGCGCACCGTTACCATTCGTTACGGTTTGTAACCGCTGTCGCCGCTATTGACAGCCGTTCCACGATCGAACAACGATCTTGCTTCCCCTCGCGCGGCAACAGAGAAACCGGACAGGCCGCAACCAATAGAAGCGCTTCGTCAGAAGCGCGCTTCTAGTCAGAGTAGGTAACGCCGGTCCGCAAGCGCGCGCCTGGCCGGCGCGCTTCCGACGCGATTTGACAAATTTGCGAATACGCTCTCAACTCGCCGGCGCTGTTCGACCGCCGGCGTTTTAACGCCCCTTTCCCCCCGCGCGCCGGCGCCGAGCAGTCCAGAGGCGCGGTCTGGTTGGGACGATTTGGGAGAGTTGGTTTCGACAAGACCGCGCCTCTTTTCCCCCATCTCGAGGAGCGATCGCACATGGCACGTAAACCGACGACTGCGGCTACTACAGAGACCAGCGACCAGACGTCATCGAAGGCGATTACCAAGTCGAAATATGACGGCCTGATGCGCCGCATGATAACGAACGAGAAAGAGCGCAAGGAAGCCGCCGGCGCCGATCGCGAGAAGATCGGCGAGGCGGTTGAGAACGACAACCTGCACGCCAAGGCGTTCAGCTGGACGAAGATGCTGAAGAAAATGTCGCAAACAAAACGCGACGAGTTGCTCTTTCACCTCATGACCTATTTCAAATATGAGGGGTGGCCCGGCGAGGATTTGCTCGCCGACCGATCGTCCGGCGACGAAGGCGAACCGGAAGAGCTGAACGGTCACGACGTCAGCGAGCCGTCGACCGGACCGCGGCTCGATCCGCCGCCGGACGACGACAACGTCCGCGATCTTCGGCCGCGGCATCTTCGCAGCGGCAGCTCGAACCCTGATCCCAATCTGAAGCACTGACGGCGGCGTGCGGTGCGCACGATCGTTATCCGTCTCGCCGGCGATACCGTCGGTAAAGGACGCGCGCGCGCTCGGCTGGTAAAGCCGAAGCGCGGCGCTGCGTTCGTTACGCTCTACACGCCGGCGAAGACCCGCAAGTTCGAGAAGGAGCTGCGCGACGCTGCTGATCTGGAGATGGTCCGCGGCCGCCACAAGCGGCTCAAGGGACCGCTGATGGTCGACGTCATCGTCGTTAAGCCGGTACCGAAGAGCTGGCCGAAGCGTACGCGTGAGCTCGCGCTCGCTGGTCTTGTCCGGCCGACTGGGAAGCCGGACTTTGACAACTACGCCAAAGCAGCTTGCGACGCGCTCAATCCGCAGCGCGACAAGCGCACCGGCATACTCGCCGGCGGTATCTGGCGCGACGACGCCGAGGTCGTCGACGGCCGCGTCGCCAAGTGGTACGGGCCCGACGACCAGACTGGGATCGAGGTCCGCGCCTCCGAACTGGACGAGGCCGATCTCTGCCGTCTGGCCGATATTCCGTTCATCCCTGGCGGTCTGCCGCTTCCGGAGATCGCCGAACCGATCGAAGCCGATGACGACGAGGAGCTGCCGCCGCGGCTCGATCCGCCAGACGAAGTGGAGCAAGTCGAATGACCGAGATGCAGACCGAAGTCTTCGAAGCCGAGCCGCCGGCGAAGGAGCGGCCGCTGGACCGCTGGCGCCGGTATCTGGCGGTCGAGCGCGGATCATACGACGCGATCTTGAAACAGTTCGGTCCGCTGGAGCTGACGGAACGCAAGCGCGCGACCGTGCTGGAGATGGAAGAATTCTTCGACAAGTTCGCGGCGCTGCCGGCTGATCTGGTCAAGCGGATCATCCGCGAAATGAACCGGCTGCGCTGATTGCGTACACTGGACGAATAGCCGACGTTGCCGCCGGCAAATCAAGAGCGACGCGGGAATTGGGAAATGTCGGGTTACGACGAGCACTATCTCGACGAGCTGCGCGAGCGCGTCTCGGTCAGCGCCGCCGTGTCGACGAAGTTCACGCTTCGCCGGCAGGGTACCGAGCTGGCCGCGGTCGAAGACAAATCAATCACGGTTAATGACAGGAAGCGGCTGTGGTACGACCACGGCTCGCATAAAGAGGGCGGCGATGTCTTCAAGTTCTTCCAAGTCCATCACGGTCTCAAATTCCCCGACGCGGTCCGCGAAGTCGCGCGTCTCGCCGGCGACGTACAGCATGACAATCGGCGCAATGGTCACGATCCATCACCCGCCAACGGCAAAGCGGCTTCCACGCGACGAAAGCCAGAAGGGCGCATATCTGAAGATCATGATCGACCAGCCGCTGACGCGGCGCGAGCTAGCAGCGGCAATGCGCGCGGCGGCCGACGCAGTATCGTCGCGACGTATCAGTACGAGCGGCAAGACGGCGGGCTTGCGTACGAAGTGGTCCGGTTCGATCCCAAGGGCTTCGCGCAGCGGCGCAAGCCCCGGCTCGACGATCCGCCGGAAGACATAAAACAGGGCTGGGTCTGGAACCTCGAAGGGATCGGCCACTCGCTGTACCGACTGCCGAAGGTGATCGAGGATCTGAAGCAGGAGCGGCAAGATCAGCTGACGTGGTTTCTGCCGGAAGGCGAGAAAGACGTTCACACGCTCGAAGCGTGGGACATGGCCGCGACGACGAACAGCGGCGGCGCCGGCAATTTCAAGCCGGAGCTGGCGAAGCTGCTCGCGCACGGCGATATCGTTCTGATCGAGGACAACGACGATGCGGGCCGCAAGCGAACGAACGATATCGCGCCGATGCTTCTGGAGCATGGTTGCCGCGTTCGCGTTCTGCGCGTCGGCGAAATCTGGCCGGAGTGTCCGCCGAAAGGCGACATCACGGACTGGAAAGAGAAGGCCGGCGGCGACGCCGACAAGCTTTACGCGCTCGTCGACAAGCTGAAGGATTGGGAGCCGCCGCCTTATCAGTCGCGCTTCGGCGCCAAGACATTCTCCGATCTCGGCGGTCCGGCGAAAGCGTACGACTGGACGGTCAAGGGGCTGATACCGCGGAACGACCATGTACTCATTATGGGCCCGTCGCAGAGCGGCAAGACGTTCAAAGTCCTCGACATGGCGATGCGCGTCGTGCTCGGGAAGCCGGTCGACGGCCGCAAGGTTCAGCAGCTCGGCGGCGTCTATTTGAGCTATGAGGGGCAGAACGGTTTCGAGAACCGTATCCGAGCGTACGCCAAGCACAACAATCTGAGCGGCGACGATCTCCGGCATTTCGCGTGGTGGACGCGGCCGCCGGGGCTGTTCGCGACGGACGACCACACCGTAAAGTCGCTGGCCGAAGAGATCAAGTTCGTAACGGCGCAGTGGAAGCACCGTCTCGGCTTCGTCGTCATCGACACGCACAACAGCGCGACGCGCGGATCGAGCGAGATCAAGTCCGACGATATCTCGAAAATTCTGACCAACTACGACGCTCTGAGCGAAGCCGTCGGCGCGCCTCTGTGGATCATCGGCCACTCGAACAAGGACGGCCGGCATCGCGGAAACGAGCAAATTTACAATCGGATCGACACGACGATCCATATCGCGCGCGTTACCGAAGGGCGCGGCGAGAGCGAGCGCGACAAGTACGACCAGCACTACGATAAGCCGCGCGTAATCCGGCGGCTGACGATCGACAAGCAGCGCGACGGCGCCGACCATCTCAGCGTCGACTTCTGTCTGCAAGAGGTCGAGCTGGGCGTCGACGAGGACGGCGACCCGTTCCGCAGCATGGTCATCGACGAACCGGTCCGCGGCGAGGGCGATCTCGGCCGCGACAATCAGGAGATCGCCAAGCCGCGCAGCGGCATTCCGGTCGGGGCGTGGCATCTGACGGCGCCGGAAGTCGCGTTCTTTCTGGCGCTGCTTCGCGCGCTCAACAAGAGTGGCGTCGAGCCGCCGACCGAGCTGCGCGGCGATCTGCCGAAGTCCATCACCAAGGTCGTGCAGTGGAAAGAGATTGGCGCCGTCTACCGCAACCAGACGCCGAACGACGACGAGACCGAAGAGGGCCACCGCAAGTATCTCAACCGGATCAAGACGTCGATGCACCGCGCGCGCGACCAGCTCTACAAGCGCGGCGTCGTCGCCGTCGCGAAAGTGACGTCGAAGAGTACCGACGACGCAGGGATCGTGACGGCGCGCGACGTTCACTACATCTGGCCTACGGGGCGGCCGGTCGTCGGACCGGGGATTGTCTGGCCGCAGACCGCGGCGATCGACAGAGCGCCGGCGCCGGCGGCAGCATCGAGCGACGTAGAAAATGAGCACTTCTGACGCCAAGAAACCGACGCAGCTCCGGCGCCAAGAGGAGCGAGAGGCGCGCCGGCGAGAGGCCATCGAGCGATCACAGATAGCGCGCCGGCACCGCGAGACGAGCTGGCCGCTGGACGCGACGACCCTGGAACACTCCGATCTGGTCGAGCCCGGCGACGTCCGGATGCCGACGCCGCCCGATCCGCCGCCGCTGTCCGAGTACCGCAAGCGCGCGATCGAGCAGACGGCGCCGACGGCGACCGATATCGAAGCCGAGCGGACGGTCGTCATCAACCGGTACCACGAGCGGCAGCGTGAGCGCGAGCGCGACAACGCGCTGCGCGGAACGATCTGGACACCCGAGATCGTCGACCAGCGGATCGCGCGAGCGTTCGAGGTCTCGCTGACGTGGAAGAAAGGCGGACCGCGTCAGTTCGGCTCGATGATGCCGAAGACGATTACCCAGCTGTCCGATCTCGTCGCCCAGGCGGAAAACCAAGAGCTGAAAAAGCACTTGTCGCGCTTACTGCGCCGGCGCGTCCATTGGACCGCGCAGGACGAGCAGCTCGCGGCCGACGCGATCGGCTGGACTACCGACTATCTGGCTGACCAGACCGACGACGAGATCGCGCGCTTCGTCAATCTCGGCGGCTTCTGGCGCGCAACGCGCGTCAAGGTCAGACGCGCTTGTGAGCTGTACGACATCTGGCCTGCGACTTACTATCGGAAGCGGAAGATCGGGCTGGAGCTCATCGTGGACGGTCTGATCGCGGACAAGAGGGCGCCAATATGATCGACAAAATGACTGTCTCGCTGGAGACCCACATATCAGGTCTTAAACATATCGATGAGGAGTACCCCGAGGGAGAAATACCGCGCGCCGAATTTACGCGCGGCATGCTGAGCAACTCGATCGCCGTTGCCGAAGAGTTGATGCATTTCCAAAGTGATCCGGCGTCGATCAAAGTCTGTCCGTGGAAAGACGACCGGCTGAAGGGCTGGTCAATCGTCGGCATGAACCATTATCGCTCGATGGGCGAAAAGATGATTTTCGTCGCGATGATACACGATCGGACGAAACGCGCGATCGTCGCCGAGGGCGCCGATACGATGGGCGTCTGGTTTAAGCTGTTCAAGCTAGCCGACGACGCGACGCCATGATCATCGTTCTGAGCGACGAGTGGTTCGCGATCGCGCAAGATATCGGCCGCCGGCGCGAGGCAGTCGCGAACGCGAACGGCTGGGTCAATTACTACGCCAACGCCGACACCGGCGAAGTCCGCCACGCGCAGGGCGCAGTCGCCGAAGCTTGCGTCGCGAAGTATCTCAATCTGCCCTGGCGGCCGCGAGAGGGTGGCGACACGATCTTGCGCGGCGACGTCGGCGATCTTGTCGAGGTTCGATGCCGCAATCCGTCGCGCGGCCGCGATCTTCCGATCAGACCGAAAGACGAGATGGAAAAGCCGTACGTGCTGGTCCATCGGCTTGCCGATAACGAGAACGATCTCGTCGGCTGGGCTTTCGGATACGAAGCGCGCCGGCGCGGCCGTTGGAACGACCGCGCGAAGGTCTGGTTTCTCAGCCCGCCGTTGCGGCCGATGGAACGGCTGCGCGAGCTGGTCGAAGCGGGGGAGCTGGTATGACCAACAAAGCCGACGAAGCGATCTCTTCGCTGCGCAACCAGCTCGCGCGCCGTCCGCCCGGCGGCGTGCCGGTACGGATCATGACGCTCGATCGCGAGCAGTCCGAGGCGTTGCTAGCACGTTTGCAGATGCTAGAAGATCAGCTGCTGAAGACGAACCGTGCGCTTGCCGACGCGCGCCAGCCGCCGGTCGTCGAGACCAAGGCGCCGGCGTGCTTGCACGGTTTCCATGATAGCGATTTCTGCCCGATCTGTTGCCACTGAACGGGAGCGAGCAATGGCGCCGACGTACGAAGATATTCTGAAGATGAGCGCGCGGCTGCGTTGTCGGCTCAACTATGGACCGGACAAGACCGGCCACTGCGTCGTCGGCTATCAGTACCAGCTGAAAGACTGCCCGCGAATTCAGTTCATCGAGCGGATCGAGGCAAACGGGATCGTCAGGCTGTATCTGGTCGACGGCGTTCAGATCGAGGGCGGGATCGAGCGCGCGTCCGAGCTGGTGCAGTTTCCGCCCGTACTCGATGCCGAAGAGCTGGAGGCGCTTGCGTATGTACCAGACGAGTGGACGCCGCTTAGGGCGGTAGAAGACGTCGTCGCCGGATGCTCGCGCGTCTCGAACGTTCACGAAGTAGGCTCGCCGCACCAGAAAGCAGCTTCCGTCATCAGCAGACTGCGCGACAAGGGCGTGGCAGAAGTCGAGCGCCGCTGCGTCGATCTTGACCGGTCGGCGTTGCCGCAAAGCTGGTATCCGGTCATCAGAAGGCGAAGCTAACAGGGAGAAGATCGGATGGACGGAAACGTTTGGATCGACTACACGAACCACCGCGGCGAGCGCCGATGGCGCGAGATCGTCTTGAGAGCGATATGGTACGGATCGACTTCGTTTTATCCGGAGACTGGGTGGCTGGTCGACGCCCTCGACGTCGAGAAGAATGCAGACCGGACGTTCTCGCTGTACTCGATCCACGGCTTCAGCCGAACGAAGCCGGATCCCAACGCCGTACGGCGCGAGCTGGCGACGAAGCGGATTGCGTTCAAGGTGCACAGGGTCGAGCGCTTCCGGTCTACCGAACGCGGCAGGGTCGAGATCGAGTTTTGGGATCCTGATGCTGCGGCTGTAGACGACGGCGGCTTCCCGCTCTCGACGCATGCTCTCGGCTGGCTGGTCGACGTCGATCTGTCGTCCGAGCTGCTCACGCCCGGGCGCCAGATGGTCGTTACTGGCGTCGGTCTGGAGACGATTACCGATCTCGAGGCGCTGTTCCGATGACGAGCGGATACGTTCCAACGGCCGCCGGCGCGGCCGCCGCGCTCGAACGCATCCGCGCTCGCGTCGAAGCCGACAAAGTCGACTTTGAGGGCCGGCGGCAGATTATGAACCATGCGACGCAATATTCGTGCGCGATCTGCGGAAACGACTGGCTGACGACGCTGCCGGCTGACCGTCATCTGGGGCTGTGCCAGCTATGCGACTACGTTCTGCGCGGCCGCGGACCGCATCCGCCGCCGCTGCGGCCGGAGCTGCGGGCGTATCTGCTCGACCACGGCTTCGAACGGCTGGCGCAGCTGTACGATCCGACCGGCCCCTGATCTCCGTTTGGTCGCGCGGGGCTGCGACCATGATCCTTTCAACCAGCCCCAGGGAGCACTGAAAATGTGGTCTGTTATCGTTCTCGCCCAATACGCTGGTTCGACGAACAGCATCATGACGCCGGCCGTTTGGGTCATCCCCGGGTTTGCCTCGCAAGCCTTGGCGGACGCAGCGGCTACGGCGATCGGGGGGATGTCTGATAGCGCGCACTGGCGCGTTATCGCCAAGTCGGTCCAGAACAGCTGAAGCGCGATCCGTGACTGAATACCGTCGCGTGCGCTGGCTTGAAGTCATACGCGCCGCCGCACGCGACGGCCGCTGGGCAGCCGAACTTGGACGGGGACCGGACGCGAACCCCTACACGCGCGCAGACCAGCGCGCGGCGTGGCACACGGCTTTTACCGAGAAGCGCCTCGCCATGATTAGGGCGGCGCGTCCAGAGCAGGAGAAGGCGAAGTGATGAGCGGTATGAGCAAGAGCGAGAGGGAACAAAAATGCCGTGGCCAAAGCACCGACTGACTACCAGCTATAGACCGTGCTCCGGCTGCGGCGCCCATTGCGACCGCGCCGGCGAAGCCAGCGCGGGCCAGCCATGCTGGGGGCAGGTACTGTTCGAAGTACTGCCGGAGCGACCGGACTGCGCGATGCCAAGCCAGCACACGTGCGCCGGCCACGGGGAAGCGGAAACATACAAGCCGCTACGCTTGGCGCCGGAAGACCCCACCCTCGCCCAGCGGCCGCCGCTCGCAGGCCTAGGGAGCGTCTGATGGAACCCGGCCAGAAGAACAAGATCCCGAGAGCGCGCGACCAGATCGCCGATCTTGCCAAGCGCCTGCAGAAGGGAACCGTCTCGCGCAGCGACGCCGCCGGCGAGCTGCGGTACGTGCTGACACTGATGCGCCGGCCGAAGCCGCGCCACAAAGCCCCGCCGAAGTCTCGCCGGAGTACCCGCGGTCTGCGCGCCGAAGCCGCCAGCTACGCAAGGGCCCATCCGGATACGCCGCTGCGCGAGATCGGCGCCGTCTTCGGACTGGACGGCGGACGCGTCTCCGAAGGGCTGTGGGGTCTCTGATCGGTCCAGCCGTCAAGCTTCGTTCCACAGCCAGATCAAAAAAAAAGTAACAAAACGTAACGCGGCCGACACCGCGTTGATCCGAAACGATAATCGGACGATCGCCGGAGCGCGTCTGTTACGTTCTGTTACCTTCTGTCACGCTTTGTCACCATTTTCAGCGCTTGACAGAATTTCACTTTGAGACACTCATTGCGCCCGCGCGGAACCTGATATCTTGCTTGCTTTGTCAGTTCCGCGGCGGACGGCGCTACGCCGGTCCGCCTCAGCCCCTCCTGACACATGGGAAAACCTCGATGGCCGACCAGCCTGGAGACAAGTCCGAAGCCGTTCCGTCTTACGACTGGATGCCGCGCGAGAGCGCCGTCGGTCTGCCGGAGGGAACACGAAAGCAGGGGTCGACCGGACAGTGGTGGGAAGTCAGGTCCGGTCAGTGGATGCGCTCCAACGGAGCTGCCGGCGGGGCGTCCAGCGCCAGCGGGAACAACGGCGGCGGCAATAGCACGTTTGCAACCGGCGGCGGGGGCGGATCCTGGCCTCCGCCACCGCAGACGTCGGCGATCACGTCCCAGGAGCAGGGCGTTCGAGCTGCCGGCCCCGATCTGGAGAAGATGCGCGCCGGAGGCGACGCGATCATCGAGCGCGACGGACCGATGCCACCGGTTTCGGCGCCAGTCGTCGTGCTCGAAAAAGTCGTCAGTATCTTCGCCGCGGAAGACGGCAAGTTTATCCGCCTTGCCGTCGAGACCGCGACGCAGGGCGTCGTCGGTCTCCAGATCGAGCTCACGACGGTCAGCAATCTGATCGCGTCGCTGCGCGCTGGACGCTACGCCGCCGAGATGGCGATCGCGCGGGCCGGTGAGACAGTGCCGCATTCGGTCGAGATGGTCGACACGTTCGCTTGCGGCGATCTGGAAGGCGTGCCCGGTCTGCTCGTAACGCTGAACGTCGATACGCCGCAGGAAACCATGATCTGCCTGCCGGAGCTGCAATTCGCTCGCGAATTCGCGAAAGCGGTCGCCGGCGCCGTCCAGGCAGCCGAGAAAAAGACGATCGCCGTTCCGCGGGCGCAGCTGCTTGACGCGCGAGGCAAGCCGGTGACGCCGATGACGCGCAAGAACTGAGTATGTCGACATCTATGGAACGTATGGCCGAGGCGGCAAAGACGCGCCGGATCGAGCGCCTCGAAGCCGAGCTGACGAAGCTTAAGCACGTCGCGGCGCAGCTCGTCGCGGCGCTGTGGCACCACACGCAAGACCGGCACGACGTCGATATGAAGCGCGACGACGCTCCGGACGTCCGAGCTGTCGGCAACGCGCGGCGATCGCTGCAAGACGACAAGCGCTCGCGCGAGATCGCGGCCGCGGCCAGAGAGGATCAATCGCGCGGCCGCCAAGCCGGCCGGACCGGTACCGGAGAAGTGTTGCGATGAGGTCGTCGTACGAGCAGGCATATGAGGCTCTGGCTGCGGTAGCGCGCGAGCCGCGCAACGCCCAGATACGCGTCGACGCGATGCCGGATTTGTCCGGCATCATCATCCGGATTTATTACGACGACAGACAGCAGGCCGGCATTCAGATCGCAACAGCTGGCGTCGACGCGCTGATCGCCGACTTCGTCGAAATGCGAAAAAGGCTGCAGCCGTGAACCGGCAATCGCTCGACCCCGACCAGCTCGAGGCCCAGGGCTTGACCATGATGGCGGCCGCCGAGCGCAACCGGCAACGGCTGGTCGAAGAGGAACAAGCGAAGCGCGACGCGATCGCCGCGGCGCTGGTCTCGCAGATCGTCAAGACGCAGCCGGAAGGGGACAATCCGAAGCTGTGGCCGTATGTACACCGCAAGCGGCATCTTGCCGGTCAAGAGGCTTACGAGACGCCGGCGGACGACGACGAAGCGGCGATCGCCGACGGTGGCCCGGTGCTCGCCTCGCCGCCGGCCGCCGGCGGCTGGCTGGTCTGGCTACGCGGCAGCGACTGGCGCACGAAGATCGTCGCCGAGAAGTGGACCGACGATTGTCCGTGTCAGTATCTGCGCCGCGAGAGCAAGTACGACGCGCAACTGCTCGACCACGGCCGCGTTGTTCTCCGCAAGACCCGCCTGTCCGCGTCGGAAATGCAGCTGCCGATCGGCGAGCTGGAGATCCTGTACCCGCAACCAACGGAGACGACCGATGGACGATCAGGAAGTAACGTTCTGCGATAAGCACGCGACCCCGATGGTCCGGCAGAAAGAGCATATCGGCGACGGTCTAACGCGCTGGTCGGCGCCGTACTGTCCGAGCTGCGCGGCGCTGGAGGCGGCGTCCGAGAAGGCGGCTACGCAGGAGAAAGCGGCTACGCAGGAGATGCCGCGGACGTACGACAAGACGCTTCCCCCGGCGAAGCCCGCTGAAGCGTAGGCACCAGATCGAGCCGAGCGCGGCTACCGTCGAAGCCGCGCTGCGCAATTGGTTCCCTGGCCGGAACGGCTGGGCGTCGAAGACGTTCTGTGGTCGGGACTTCTGGCGCGAGAAGATGACCGGGGCTCTGCGCGCTGCCCTGAACGCGCGCGAGAAGGAGACCAGCCATGTTGAACGCACGAGACTTGGTACAGCACGTCGCCTCGCAAGAGACCCCTGGCCGCTCGATCGACGCTCTCGTGAGGGGCGTAGTCGATGCTCATAGCGGCGTCCAGTCGAAGCGCGATCTCTCGACGATCGCCGCCGACCTGGTCGCGAACATTCCGTCGCTGATCGCCGCCGTAACCCACCAGCCGAACGGTACCGCGCCGGCGCCGGTCGGCGTCGCGCCGCCGGTCGCTCCAGCGCCCGGACCGGTTACTGACGCGCAGAAACGCCAGCTGAAGCCCGGCGTTCGTCCGGACGACGTTCCGCCGGCGGACTATGTCAACGGCGGGCCCGGCGTCTCCGTTCTGCCGTTCGATATCCCGGCGATGGCAGCCGAGATCGAGCGCCTTTTCGCCGAGCTGAAGCTGCGCATGCAGCAGGCAATGGGTATTCTCGACAAGGTCGCGCCGCTGCCGGCCGCGCCGGACAGCTCGGCGCCGACGCCGGCCGAACCGGTCAACCCCGCTTCGCTCTCGCCGTCGATGGACCATGTCACTGCACAACCGCAACCGAACGGCCCGGTCTAGAGGGGCAGCTAGTCGCGTCCCGCTGCCGGCCGTCAATTCGGTCGTCGAGGGCTACTGGCTGAAAGACAAGCGGTCCGAGCTGTCGGCTTTCGACGATCTCGGGCCGCTTGCGCGCCACGCTTGCCGCGAGCTGCCGACGCACGACGTCGACGTCCGCAAGCTGAAATCAAAGTTCGTCCAGTTCCGCGGCCGCAACTATACCGGCGGCGAGAACGAGCCGTTGCCGGGCGCCGTCGACTGGCGCGGCGCGGATGACCGAGCGTTCGCCGAATTTATTGTGAAACAATGCGAGATCGCCGGCGCGCTGGCGAAGCCGTTGCGCGCACGCGTCTGATCGTATTCTCTGCCCTGGTCGAAACAGGGAGAGATGATATGAACGTTTCACGGGAAACGCGCGATTTCCGCGCAATCGCCAAGAAAGTATGGCGCAAGCGAAAGCGACGCCGAGCGGCGACGCTCTGCGGCTGCGTCATTCCAGACGAGAATATCTGCCGCGGCAAAGCGTACCCGCCCGGATGCTATTACGAGCGAACACTCGGCGGCGTCGAGATCGAGACGCCGCTCGACGAGCCGATCGCCGCGCCGACGTCGAGGGTGCTGCCGTGAGTGTAAAAATCCATCCGGCTTACGATACCGAGACGCGCACGTGGTTCTACAAAAAGCGCGACGGCCGCGTTGCCGAGGCGCCGACGATCCGCGAGCTGCTCGCCCAATTTAAGGGCCGGTTCGAGGCAGTCGATTACTACGTCGGTCGGCGCTGTCCGGAACCCGTCTGGCCGAAGATCGAGACGCCGCGATCGCTGTCGCTGCGGCCGCAGTCGCCGGCGCTCCAGAATTACGGCCGCAAGGACAGCACGCGCGCACCGATGTATCCGGAGGCGCACTCTCCGGCACTGCCACCAGAGCCGTATCCGGCGCCGCCGGCGCGGAAGCGCGGCGAGTACGTAAGGGTATTCAAAGAGCCGGGCGTGCTCGATCTGGTCATGATCGACTGGATGGACGGCGTCGCCAGCTCGGCGATCGAGGAAAAATACAATCTGCGGCCGGGCTCGGTCTGTGCGCATGTGCTGCCGATCTTGCGCAAGAAAGACGATCCGCGCGCAATCCGGCGCGGCCACTGGTCACGACAGCCCGGTCGGCCGAAGCTGAAGGAGGACTGACCGATGTGGATTTTACTCGCGGTCGTCTGCGCCGTCGGCGGACAGTGCCAGTCTGACTATCGCGGCAAGTTCGAGACGTTGGAGAGATGCGCGGAAGCCGGTCGAGAGCTGCGCAATGTCTCGTCATTTCTCTGCCATCCGTACATAGATGACGCCGGTCAGCCGGTTTAGTCCACCGTAAAACGCTGCGCCGCAGCGCTTTACCGCAGAGGTGGACTAGTTTGGCACCGGTAGCGCTAAAATTAGTCCACCGTCGGACCGGGGCGGCCCTTACAAGGCCGCTCATCCGCTGAGGTGAGGGTGGTCCGTCGGTAACGCCGGACTGCGGCCGCCCCGGTTACTTCCAAACGAGAGCAGCCCCCATGCAGCAATCCAACGCGGCGGCGCCGGTAACGGCGCCGTTTAGCTCGAACCCGTGGCCGGTCGACAAGATCGAGCGCTGGCCGATCGAGCGGCTGACGCCGTACGTCAACAATCCGAACACCCATCCGCCCGAGCAGATTGACCAGATCGTCGCGTCGATCCGCGAGAACGGCTGGACGAACCCTATCCTGATCGACGAGGACGGCGGCGTAATCGCCGGCCACGGCCGCATCGTCGCCGCCGAGCGTCTCGGTATCAAGCAGCTGCCGGTGATGATCGCCGTCGGCTGGACCGCCGAGCAGAAGCGCAAGCACGTCATCGCCGACAACCAGATCCCGCGGAACAGCGCATGGGATTACGATCTGCTGAAGATCGAGCTGGGCGAGCTGCAGGAGCTCGGCGCGGACTTGTCGCAGATCGGCTTCACAGAGCCGCAGCTTCTGGCGCTGACGTCCGAGACCGTGCTCGATCCGCACGGCGAGTGGTCGGGGATGCCGGAATTCGAGCAAGAGGACAAATCGTACTTTCAAGACGTCGTTCTGCATTTCGTCGATCAAGCCGCGGTCGACAAGTTCGCGTCGATCCTCGGCGTCAAGATCACCAAGAATACGCGGTCGCTGACCTATCCGAAGCTGGAGATCGAGAGCTACGTCGACAAGCGCTACGTAACTACTCCGGCGGGCGCCGCGCCCGCGTCACCGCCGGAGCAAGCGCCGGCAGCCGCGAACGGTCCTTCCGCTGCGCCGGCAGCGCCGGCGGTACCCCCTCCCAGCGGTGTCGCAACCACCGAACAGCAGGGACCGCCGGCGCCAGTCTTCCGCTACGGCGACGCGCTGCCGGCCGGCTTCAATATTCCGAAGTCGTTCGCCTGGGTGCTGGGCAAGGATCTGACCGAAGCCAAGAACCCGTTCGCCGCGGTCCAGCTGCGCGCTGGAGCGCGGGTGATGGACTGCGGCGGCTGTATCGGAACGTTCTCGGCGGCGGCGCTGGAGCAGGGTGCCAGCACAGTGCGCATATATGAGCCCGTGGCAAAGAACGCCGACCTGATCGCCGGCAATCTGGCGCGATACGGCGATCGCGCGCAGCTGGTCCGCGCCGCCCTGGCGCCGGACGACCGCAGTAGTGTCGAGCTGTGCTCGTCAGGCTTTCCTGGCTCGCATAGCGTCGTTCCGCGCGAGAAAGCCAAGGGACGGCTGGTCGTCGCGGCCGTCAACTTCCGAACCGAGCTGCTCGCATTCAAGCCTGATGTAGTCAAACTGGACATTGAGGGCGCCGAATACGACCTCCTCGAGCATCTCCAGCCCGGCGATCTCGCCGGCGTAAGCTGTCTGTTCATCGAGTTTCACCCGGCGCCGGACCACGAGACGCGCGGCGAGACAATCCGCAAGCGGCTCGCCGGCGAGGGCTTCGTCGTCGTCCAGTCGCGGAAGCGCGCTTATACGCTGGTGCGGAAATGAACCCGCAATATCCGGTCTACATCCCCAGCAAGGGACGCGCCGACAGCCGCTGTACGATCAAAGCGTTCGAGAACATGGGCGTACCTTACAAGGTCGTCGTCGAAGAGCAGGAATATCGCGACTATTGCGCGGTCGTCGACAAGCGCAACGTGCTCGTTCTCGATCGCTCGTACCAGCGTTATTACGAGACGTTCGACGATCTCGGCGACAGCAAGGGCAAGGGGCCCGGTCCAGCTCGAAACTTCATCTGGGACCACGCGATCGACGCCGGCGCTGACTGGCACTGGGTCGTCGACGATAATATCTGGATGTTCTTCCGCTGGAACCGGAACCTGAAAGTGCCGGTGAAAGACGGAACGATCTTCCGCTGCATGGAAGACTTCGTCGGCCGCTACGCCAACGTCGCGATGGCCGGACCGAATTACTTCATGTTCGCGCCGCGGAAGACGGCGCCGCCGCCGTTCTTTATGAACACGCGGATTTATAGCTGCAATCTCATCCGCAATGACGTTCCGTTCCGCTGGCGCGGCCGCTACAACGAAGATACTGATCTGTCGCTGCGGATGCTCAAAGCCGGCTGGTGCACAATCCAGTTCAACGCGTTTATTCAGTACAAGCACGTGACGCAGCTCTTGAAGGGCGGCAACACGTCCGAGTTTTACGCGAAGGAAGGGACGCTGCCGAAATCGCAGATGCTGGTGCGCATGCACCCCGACGTTACGCGGCTCGTCCAGCGGTTCAAGCGCTGGCACCATTACGTCGATTATTCGCCGTTCAAGGACAACCGGCTGGTACGCCGGACCGACGTCGAGCTGCCGCCCGCCGGCGAGATCGACAACTACGGAATGCGTCTGATACACACAGATACGACGGCCCGGCCGTAGGGACGTCGCCTGTACAGGGAGATCGGACGATGCATATCGAGAACGGTCAGATAGTGATCACGATGGAGGAAGCGCTCGTCGTGGTTTTCGCGGCAGCTGTGGACGAAGACGAAAAGCGCGAGCTGACGCCGCTTGAAGAGCTGGCGTCGGCCGTAATCGGTCAGAAGCGGGACGTGTTAGAGAAGTCATGGGGAGAATGGGCAGAGCTGCTCGCGAAAGAGCAGCGCCAGCGGTAACGAAAAAGGGGCGGTCCGAAGACCGCCCCCGTTCGATCGGCTGGAGCTAGCGCGAATTACTTCGCGGACTTTTTGAGCGCGACGAGCAGCAAGTCGAAGAACCGGAACATATTCGCGCGGCCGCCGAGACGATCGCGGAAGCCCTTGCCGTAAGTCTTCAGACCGTCGACGTCGCCCTTCTCGGCGAAAGCCAGCATGTCGGCCATGTGGCAGTCGTACGACTTGAACGGCGGCAGCTTCGGCAGCTTGCCGGACTTGGCGTCTGCCTCGGCGGCGGTCCAGTCGTACGCGCCGGCGCCGACGCGCGTCGTCTTCGCCGGCTTCTTGCCGCCGATCGAGAGACCGAGGCGCTTGGCGGCGGCTTCCTGATCGCGCTTCGTCTGCGGCGTACCGGAAGTCGGCTTCGCGGCAGGGACCGCCAGCTCACGGCCGGGCGCAGACCGCGGCAGCTTCTGACCGCCGGCAAGCGGCGCGGCCGCGACCGGCTTGCGCTCGGTCGAGAACGCCTCCAGCGGACAGCCGTCGTCGGCCATCTGCTGTTGCGCCGCGGTCAGCTGCTTCAGCTCGGCGGCGACTTGCGCCGGCGTCGACGAGTTGGCGACACCGCGCGTCGCGATCTCCAGCGCCACCTTGCTCTCGGCGGTCAGCTCCGGAACGTTGGCAAGCGGCTTCGACTTAGCGCGCGACTTGCGCGGCTTCGGCTGCGGCTTCCCGCTCGGATCGACGCCGGCGAGCGCGAGACGGCGATCGGCGACGTGGTGGTCGTGCTGCGGACCGACGCCGTTCGCGGCGTTCATCGCGTCCAGCTCTTTGAGCTGCTTCGCGATCTTGTTCACGGCCGGCATCATCTTGACGACCTCGCGCGTCTCGGAAGCGAGCGTCGGCTCGGGAGCGACCGGACGGTCGGCGATTGCCGCGGCCAGCTGCGCCAGCTTGACGCGCGAGCGTACGCCCATCAGCTGCGCGGCGGTCTTCAGGATAGCGGTCTTGGCTTCGTTCGTCTTCATGATCTGATCTCCTTGATGGTGCTGGTCTGCGCCAGCGGTTTAACGAGGCGGATACTAGAGTGCGCCTCACGCCCGTCAACACGAAACGCACAAAAAAGAGCGCCCCTGGTAGAGCGCTCTTTTCTGCTGTGATATCCCCGGCCGGCTACGCGTCGAGGCTGTCCGGTACGAGCAGATAGCCGCGGTCGGTCTTCGCGTAGACGAGCGCCGCTGACCGCGAGCGCTGGAGACGAGCGAACCTGCGCGCCGCGTCGAGCGACGCGAAGTTGTCTTGCTGGCAGAAGCCGCTGACGGGGTCGGCGACGACCAGCACCATGAACGTTGTCGCCGGGTCGCGGATCGCGATCGCGATACCGGCGTCGGCGGGGTGGACCTTCTTTGCCATCACGCGTACCCCTTCAGCTCGCCGACGGCCCAACGCTGGAAACGCGGTGTCGAATAGATCGCCGAAAGAAACGCGTACTCGGCGTCGTGCATGCCGCCGTACTCTTGAACGCGGTTCGCGTCGCAGACCAGTTCGACGATCAGCTTGCCGGACATCCGGCCGACGTCGCCGAGGTCGCCGGCGATCGCGTGCCAAGTCCGGTGCATCGCCGCCGACCAGCGCGTTTTTTCTTCGGCGGTCAGCGGCAGCTTCGAAAGCGCTTCGCGCTTGGCGGCGCGCGCGCGGCGTTCTGCGTCGAGCTGGCGCTCCGGCCGCGACGCGTCGCAATCGCAGCCGACTTGATAGAGCCGGTATCGGGGACAGGTGCAGATCATCGGTAATCTCCTTGATGTGGTTGGAGCCGCTCGGCGGCGGCCCCGGTTGATATCAGCTGGCGATCTCTTCGATCTGCGCCGACTTGTAGACCTTCGCCTTCATGAACTTGCTGGCGCGGTCGAGAGCGGCTTGCGCCAGCTCGCGCGTCTCGAACTGTTGCGCGCGCTCCATCGAGAACGCCCAGACCGTTCCGCGGAGGGGGACCTTTTCGCCGGCGCCGTTGCGGGTTGTTACGACAAACATCGATTGTTCTCCTTGATGGGTGGAGCCGCCGAAGCGGCTCCGGTTGATATCAGCGGTTCGGAAAGAGCGCTTCGCGGTAGGCTTTGCCCTTCTCGTAAGCGGCTTTCAGCTTCGGATTGCGAAGGATGGTCATCTTGGCGCCGGTCCGCGCGGTCTCGATCGGGAAGCTTTTCGCGATCATGCCGGCGGTAAACGCGATCTCTTCGTTTTTGCTCTTGAAAGTCGGTCGTTCCATCTGACTGTCTCCTTGATGTGGCCGTTCGGCCGGTTCGTTTAACCAGACGGATACTACCGTGAGGCCCGCAGCCGTCAACACAGACTGTGAGCTGTTCTCGGTGCGTTCGGGTTATATTGTTGCGAAGATCGCCAGCCACGCGACGAATGTTGCGCCGAGCATGACCAGCGACAGACCGGTCGCCAGCGCGCCGGCAATCAGCGGTCCGGCCGGCGCCGGCGGCTCGTCGGCGAGCTGCGCGTCGGTCACGACGCGGATATCTTCGGCGGCGAACGTGCCGCCCTTCAACCACCGCGCGGCGATCTGGTCACAGAGACGCTTCGCCGGCGCGTCCGGCTGGGGGCAGATATAGACCGACGTCCAGCCGGCGGCGGCCGAACGGACTTGAACGTGTGTTGACATGGTCTTGTCCTTTCTTGGTTCGAGAGACCGGGGAGTTTAGTCGCCAATGGTTGAGAAGTCGTTAAGCGTATCGCCGACGCCGCGCCGTCCGCGCGACGACGATGACGACGAGCTGCACGCGCTCTCGCACCGGCCGACGCCGACGACCGTCGCGCAAGTCGAAGCCGCTTCGCAGAACGGCGTGCCGCAGCGCGCGATCGCCGCGCTGATCGGCGTCAGCGTCAATACGCTGCGGAAGCACTACGCGCCGCAGCTGGTCTACGGGAACGCCAAGGTTCAAGCGGCGATCTGCAATACGCTGATGCGCCAAGCGCTCGGCGGTCCGGCCATGTACGACGAGAAGGGCAACCAGACGCGCGCCGAAGTCGCTCCGGATCGTATCTTGCTCATGTTTCTGAGCAAGGTACACTGCGGCTTCCGCGACGGCGGGCCCGGCCAGATCGACCCCGACGGAAAGCCAGCCGATGACGGCCTCGAGTACAATACTGCGGGACTTACTGACGGCGAAAGAAGTGGCCGAGTGCTTGCCCTTCTTAACGTTGCGCGAGCGCGCCGAGCTGGACGCGCTATTGACGGCGCAAGTAGCGTGGTCAGCGTTTCCGAACAGCCCGCAAAGCCGGGCTCTGAGCAGTGAAGCCGACGTCCTCGGATTTGGCGGTGCGGCAGGCGGCGGAAAGACTGATCTTCTGCTGGGCGCAGCTCACACGAAGCATCATCGAAGTATCATTTTCCGTCGCGAACTTGCACAGCTCAGTGGTCTGGTCGAGCGCGCGAATGATATGTATTCCGGTCTCGGGCGCTTCAAAGCTTCGCCTCATCCGGTGTGGAAACTTGACGACGGAAGACGGATCGAATTCGGCGGCGTCGAGCGCGAAGCCGACGTTAACAAGTATCAAGGGCGGCCGCACGATCTGAAGGGCTTCGACGAGCTGACGCACTTCACCGAGTATCAGTTCCGCTTCCTGAAAGGCTGGAACCGGACTTCGCGCGCCGGCCAGCGCTGCCGGACGATCGCCGGCTTCAATCCGCCGACGTCGGCCGACGGCGATTGGGTCATCGACTATTTCGGCCCGTGGCTGGACAAGCGTCACCCGCGGCCGGCGAACGACGGCGAACTGCGCTGGTACGCCATGATCGACGGCGTCGAGCGCGAGTGCCGCAACGGCGTTCCATTCTGGTGGAAGGATCCCGAGACCGGCGAAGAGGAGCTGATCGAGCCGCAGTCGCGGACGTTCATCAGGTCGTTCGTCGAAGACAACCCGATCTATATGGCGCTGGGCTACCGCAAGGAGCTGCAAGCGCTGCCCGAGCCGCTTCGCTCGCTGATGCTGAAGGGTTCTTTCGATCTCGCGCAAGCCGACCATCCGTGGCAGGTCATTCCGACCGCCTGGGTGGAAGCGGCGCAAGCGCGCTGGAAAAAGCGGCCGCGCGAGCAAGTCGTCCGCGAGCTCACGGACGTCGGCATCGACGTCGCTCGCGGCGATCCGAAGAGCAAGAACGTCGGCGACAAGACCGTCTATGCGCCGCGGTGCAACGAATATATCGACGAGCTGGTCGTCCGGCCGGGCAAGCTGACGCCGGACGGTCAGTCGATCATCCGCGACGTCTTCGACATTCTCGGCAGCTCGCCGTCGCCGAACACGAAGATCAAGATCGACGCCGTCGCGATCGGCTCGTCGCCGGTCGATCTGGGCCGGTTGTTCAAGCTGCTGATCATTCCGATGTTCGGCGGCGGCAAGTCGTTCAAGCGCAGCAATTCAAAACTCGGCTACTTCAACAAGCGCGCCGAGTGGGCATGGGGTCTGCGCGAAGCGCTCGATCCGGCGTCGGGCCATGAAATCGAGCTGCCGCCGGCGCGGTCGCTGCTCGCCGATCTCTGTGCGATCCGGTACGAGTACGTTCCGAAGGGCATCAAGATTGAGGCGAAGGAAGATATCCGCGAGCGCATCGGCCGATCTCCGGACGAAGGCGAAGCGGTCTTGAACGCGTTCGGCGAGGGTAGCAGCGCGATCGTCCAGGGGCCCATGGTCATCAGGGCCGGGAGTGACCTTCCATGAGCTATGACGTCGTAACGAAGGTCAATCTGGCCGGTCTCGGCGCTCCGGCAACGCGCAGCGGAGCGCCGGCGTCGTGGCCGGCGCCGCCGATGCCGACGGTCAATCCGTCGCGAGGGATCCCGCTCGCTGCCGGCCGATCGCCGGACAGCTCCGGCGGATTGGCGCCGCCGCAGTACCAGGGCGGCATGATGTTCGCCGACATGGGCTCGTCTGGTCTGCGCCAGTGGTCCGGCTGGGTCCGTGAAGAATTCCTGCCGCAGCTCGTCGGCCGCAACGGCGCGCGAACGTACCGCGAAATGATGGACAACTCGTCGGTCGTCGGCGGTCTCATGTACGCGATCAATTCGTCGATGCGGAAGATCACGTGGCGCGTCGATCCGGCCGACGACAGTCCGAAGTCGGCGCAATACGCGGAATTCTTCGATGGCTGCCGTGACGACATGTCGAATACGTGGCCGGACTTTATCGTCGAAATGCAGTCGATGCTCGGCTATGGCTTCGCACCGATGGAAATCGTCTACAAGCGGTCGATGGGTCGCCGAACGCCG